GATGCGTTTGATGAGTCAGCTGTTGGATAAACTGTAATTGTAGTTTTATCTACAAATCTTTGTACAAAATATTGTGATGGTGTTCCTTTAGATAATTTACTTGATAAAGCAGAATATGCAGATCTAGCTATTTTAGTTAATGAAGAATCAGATTGAGTTGTTTGTGTTCTATTACTTCTTAATGTTGCTTCAAGAATATCTGCAACACCATAAATATTTGCTGGATTTGTTACAGAACTTGTGCCATCACCACTTGCTCTATAAAAAGTATATTCAGCTTGTCCTTCAATTAAATCAATATTACCTTCAGCAACTTCCCAATAGTGAATACCTCTATTACCCCATTCTTGAAAAAGAATGTTAAGAGATCTTCTTGCTGTTTTTAATTGATAACCAGAACTTGATTGTACGCCAAGTCTTTCATAAGCATCTTGTATAATTTCATCAACAGCAAATGTTTTGTCGAACGTTACTGTTCCGGAAGTAGTATTAGCCATCTGCTACCT